AACTTCAGGATGCATATGGTATTTAAATTTGTAAATAATGTTCTTAACACTATCAGCTTCAGCTTTACTTCTTGGTAAGAATTTGTAGTCAAATGTAAATGTTCTTGTATCTACATTTCTAAAGATTTGTTCACGGAATGGATTAGGTGCTAAACCAGTTCCAGCTTGGATAGCTTCTGCAATTGCTAGGTTGCCACCTAAAGCATTAGCAATACCTGATGGAATATTAGCTAAGTTTAATACCATGGCTCTTGCAAGTTCAGCTGTTTGTTGGCTTTGAACCATTTCAACACCACCAACACCACCTGCTAGATAACCAATGAATGTGCCTAGATCCTTGGCATCATAATCAACTCCATACTTGACAGATGGTTTTTCGTTAATAGCTAACATTAACGCTGTATCAATTCTGAATGTTTTATCAGGAACAAACGCTTTTACCTTTTCATTAAGCCATTGAGTGCTTTCTTTACCAACAACTCCACCAGTTGCGGCACTGACTCCTGTAAGAACTATTTGTCTCACTTTTTCAACGTTGGTTTTAGCTAAGTTAGCTCCAACAGATTTACCTAAAGCAGCACCAAGAGCAATACCAGCAGAGCCACCTAGAACACCAGTACCACCTCTTACTAATTGTTCACCTGAAAATCTATTTTGACCAATAGGTTTGATTTCTGTCTTACGACTAAAGTCAGTAGCCTTACTCTTACCACGAATGTTAATAAAGAACACCATGTAGTGTTGTAAGTCTTTATCAGCGCCAGTGTAGAGTGGATATTTAAGCTGGTTCACTGAATAGTTCATACTACCAGCTTGGCCACCTTGAGGACCAAAGGTTTGCGGTTTCAAATCACTCTGATCGAAACCTTGAGGTGTGAAATCTGGGCCTACTTGACCATTTGGAGAAATTGCCATAAATACTAATTCCTAGATAGTTTATAATATTTATCATGTATTCAGACAAAACTTACAAAGGAAGGTATAAAGTTGTTAATCCTTCAAAATATATTGGTGACCCAACTGAAGTCATCTATAGAAGCACATGGGAATTAAAGTTTATGAAGTATTGTGATCATAATGCTTCAGTTTTAGAATGGGGGTCTGAGGAGATTGTTATTCCATATCTTTCTCCTATTGATAATAGAATACACAGATACTTTGTAGATTTTTACATGAAGGTTGTTAACAAACAAGGACAAACTTCAAAGTATCTTATTGAAATTAAACCATCTAAGTTTGTTGAACCTCCAATTAAACCTAAGCGTAAAACACAGCATTACATTAATGAAGTTTTCACTTATGGAGTTAATCAGGCAAAGTGGAAGACTGCACGAGAATTTTGCAAATCTAAGGGTTGGCAATTTCAAATATTAACAGAAAAAGAGCTTGGAATCGATAAATAATAAAAATGGCTAATCCTTTTCAACAATTACGCGTAGACCCTGAGTCTGTTAAAAGAAGTTTGGTCTGGTACCAAAAGCAAATACAGAACATGCGGATTACAAAGAATCAAGTTAAGAGATCCTTAGCTTCGGATGGTAATACGCTGAGAATTGGTGGACTTTATCTTTTTAAGTACGATCCTAAAACAAAAGATGTCTTACCTTATTATGACACATTCCCTTTAGTCTTACCTTTTAGTAAAGCTGAAGGAGGATTTTATGGTTTGAACTTACACTATTTACCTTATGGAATAAGGTTTAAGTTAATGAGTGCTTTGTTAGATTTAGTAAGAGATATATCAGATCCAAAAAGTAGAGCTCAAGTGAGTTGGCAAATCTTAAATGGAAGCGCCAAGTATCCTGGAGTATCAGCTTGTGTAAAAAGATATCTAACTGATCACGTGAGATCTCAGTTTTATACAATACCAAATGATCAATGGTTAGCCGCAGCAACGCTGCCAATAGAAGAATTTAAAGGAGCTTCTAAAGAACAAGTCTTTAGAGACTCAAGAAGGATGATTTAATGGCTTTAGATAAAATTATAGCACCAGAAGTAGAAGTCAGAGCAGAGAGAACAACTCCTGGCCGAGCTCAGAATACTGTTACTAACTTTTTAGCCACAGTTAAATCTAAGGGTCTATCAAAACCAAATCGTTTTGAAGTCATTATTGATAACCCAATCTGTTTATTAAATAACAACTTTGGTCGTGAAGTTGGTATGTTTGCTGATAACGCTTTCCTACCACAAACAAGAATACTAACAAGTCGCCAACAACTCTTTGGACCCCCAGAATACTTTCCTGTTGGAGTTGATTACGGTGGTGATAATATGGGGATCAACTTTATTGTTGATCGAGAAATGAGAGTTAAAACATATTTTGATCAATGGGTAGATGGTGTTGTTAATAGGACTCCAGGAAACCAAGCCTGGCACACCACAAAATATAGAGATAACTATGTCACTACCATGACTATCAACCAATTAGATGAGTCTGATCGTGTTACATATAGTGTAACTTGCTATGAACTATTCCCAGTATCGGTGAACCCATTGATACTAGATAACAATTTAGCTAATGCTGTCCATAAACTTAATGTGACATTTAGTTACAGACGTTGGAAATCCAATGTTATTGGACCAGATGCTGGTCCTGAACAAACCAAATCTATATTTGATTACTTTAACTTTTTTAACAATAGAAGTGACCCGTTTCAAACTGATCCACAACAACAAGCACAACAATTATTAGGTGCTGGAACAACAAGATACACAGGAACGGGAGCTGATAATTTCTTTTTATTTAGATAGATGATAGGAGTTTTATAGTATGTCTTTACCAAAACTTGAGGTGCCAGTTTATACAACAGAGCTACCTAGTACAAAAGAAAAGGTTGAATACAGACCTTTCTTAGTAAAAGAACAAAAGAAGTTACTTATTGCTTTAAATGGTGACTTAGAACAGCAAGTTAATGCTGTCAATGAATTAGTAGAAGAATGTACATATCAAAAGGTGTCAAGTAAAACGTCACCTGCATATGATATTGAATATCTTTTCTTACAGATTAGAGCTAAGTCTGTTGGCGAGAGTATAGATATTATTTTGACATGTAACAAATGTGAACATAAGCAAGATGCAAAGTTAGACATTACAACGGTCAAGGTTCATAAACCTGAAGCCCATAAGAGTGAGGTTGATTTAGGTAACAATCTACTTCTTACTATGAAGGATCCAGACATTCTTGAATTGGCTGAATTAAGAGAAGATCTGAATTCTGATAACATTTTGAAATTTGTAGCATCAAGCATTAAGACGATCTGGAAAGGCGACGAGATGTATGATACTAAAGATTACTCAAAAGAAGAATTATTAGAGTTTGTGGATGAACTTAGTCCACAACACCTAGAAAAAATTAATGTGTTCTTTGAGACATTACCAACTCTGAGACACGAACTAGATTTTAAATGTGTGAAGTGTGAGACGGAGAATAAAGCAGTCCTGGAGGGACTGCAGAGTTTTTTCGTCTAGTCCTTTCTCATGAAGGTCTTTTAAACTATTATCAGACAAACTTTAATCTGATGCAGTATCACAAATATAGTTTAAACGAGATCGAAAGCATGATACCGTGGGAAAGGGAAATTTACATTATGTTGTTGATTAATCATTTAAAAGAGCAAAACACTAAATTACAACAACAGAAACAAGGAATGTAAAAATGGCACAACAAAAGGCTGGAGTTAGCGATAACGGATATCAACACTTAAAAGAAGCAGATACAAATGGCGATGGCTACGTAAGTAGCGAAGAACTAGCTATGTATTTGGAATTTAAACGAAAAGAGCTTGAAGATGCTGATGCACAAAGAGATGCAATGCGTAAAATGACATGGTTTGCTTTATGGGGTATGTTATTATATCCAGTAACCATTACATTTACTTCATGGTTAGATGTTGATGATGCAGCTAAGATTATCGGAGACATTGCTCCAACATACTTCGTTGCTATCTCAGCTTTGGTTGCAGCTTTCTTTGGTGCTAATGCTTATTCATCATCTAAAAAGCCTGCTCCATCAATGCCAATGCCAAGCCCTTC